GCCGTGGTGCGTGGGGTGCTCGAGCGCCGCCGGGTGCCGGGGTGCCAGGGGTGTCGGGATTTTTGGGGGAGGGGGTAGGGCCGACGGGATCGATGGCCCGGTTACGATGGCATCACAAACCCCGTGAAAAATTTTTGCAAATTAAAAACCCAATGGGTCACCGGTATGCACTAGACACATGGATTCAATTTCCATTACACTCACAGCACTATGGAACAAGGCACACCCCTCGTCATAGGCACGGCTGTCGCCAGTGAAACCCCGCTACCCAACTGGCTGTCCGTGCCTGACCCCAAGCCCCCGAAGCTCCCCGCAGCCTCGAAGGAACTGTTGCATCTCGAATATGAGCAGATCTTTGAGCGAGTCGTGGAGGACATCTACCGTGGTCGCTCATTGCAGGCACTGATCCAAGATGACCACAGAGCCATCTCGTATGAGGACTTCTTGCGCTGGGTCAAGCGTGACCCACAGCGATACGAGCGGTTCAAGGAAGCGCAGGAGATGCGCACCGAGTTCATTGCAGCGGAGATCCTAGAGATTGCCGATGGCATCGAGTCGGTTGACCCCACATCGAACGATACGGTCAACCGTGACAAGTTGCGCATCGACACGCGCAAGTGGCTCATGGGTGCGCACAACAAGAAGCGCTACGGCGAGACAAAACAGATTGAACTTGGTGGCACCATCTCTATCACCGAAGCACTGGCCCAAGCCCAGGCTCGGGTGATCGAGGCCGAGGTGATTGATGTGACCCCGAGGATCGACTGATGCAGAAGCCCCGTTACTCGCCAGAAGATGAGCAGATGCTCATGGCACAGCTCTGGAGTCCGTCGATCAAAGACGACCCCGAAGCGTTCGTTCTGTTTGCGTTCCCGTGGGGGCAGAAGAACACACCCCTCGAACACTTCAAAGCCCCACGAGCGTGGCAGCGCAGGGCACTGCGCAGGATCGCAGAGTTCATTCGCGTCAACCGGGGCAAGCTGAACAACGACGAGTTGATCGACGCACTGCGCAGAGCCGTGTCCTCGGGTCGTGGCGTGGGGAAGTCGGCGTTGGTGTCGTGGTTGATCCTGTGGATGCTGACCACTCGCATCGGCAGTTCAGTCATCGTATCGGCTAACAGCGAGAACCAGTTGAGGAAAGTGACATGGGGTGAGTTGACCAAATGGGTCACCATGAGCATCAACGCCCACTGGTGGGAACCCACGGCCACCAGCCTGAACCCTGCCAACTGGTTGACCGATCTGGTCGAGCGTGACCTCAAGAAGGGCACCCGCTACTGGGGTGCCGAGGGTAAGCTGTGGAGCGAAGAGAACCCAGACGCCTACGCCGGTGTTCACAACATGGACGGCATGATGGTGATCTTCGACGAAGCATCGGGTATCCCGGACAGCATCTGGTCCGTGGCTGCGGGCTTCTTTACGGAGAACATCTTGGACCGGTACTGGCTTGCGTTCTCCAACGGACGGCGCAACACCGGGTACTTTTACGAGGCCGTGGACGGCTCCAAGCGGGAGTTCTGGGAGAGCGAGAAGATCGACGCCCGCACCGTTGAGGGCACCGACAAGTCGATCTACCAGCAAATCATCGACGAGTACGGCGAGGACTCCGACGAGGCCCGGGTCGAGGTCTACGGTGACTTCCCCAAGAGCGGTCAAGACCAGTTCATCTCACCCCACGTCGTCGATGACGCGATGAAACGCGACCGGTACAAGGACATGACAGCACCTATCGTGATCGGCGTGGACCCGGCCCGGGGCGGCATGGACAGCACCGTCATCGCCGTGCGCCAAGGCCGTGACATCGTGGCGATCAAGCGCTTCAAAGGCGACGACACCATGACCACCGTGGGCCACGTGATCGACGCCATCGAGGAATACCGCCCAGCACTGACCATCATCGACGAGGGTGGGCTTGGATATGGCATCCTGGACCGTCTGAGTGAGCAGAAGTACAAGGTGCGCGGGGTAAACTTCGGCTGGAAAGCGAAAAACCCGGTCATGTGGGGCAACAAACGCGCTGAGATTTGGGGTGCCATGCGCGACTGGCTCAAAACCGCCTCAATTCCACAAGACCGGCTGCTCAAAAGCGACCTGATCGGCCCGATGAAGAAGCCCAACTCGGCTGGCACCATCTTCCTTGAGGGGAAAAAAGAGATGAAAGCCCGTGGACTGGCCTCACCGGACGCTGCCGATGCGATTGCCGTAACTTTTGCGTTTCCTGTGGCACATCGGGAGTACAATGAACGCACAATAACCCGGCGCAACGCGCAGAACGGGGCTGCCGCAACATCTTGGATGGGGTCTTAACATGGCTAAAAAAGGCGTTTCGTTATCTGTCGGACGTGGTGAGAAGTTGCCCGTATCCAAGGGTGCTGGCTTGACGGAAAAAGGCCGCGCCAAGTACAACCGCGAGACTGGATCGAATCTCAAAGCCCCCGCCCCTAACCCCAAGACGAAAGCAGACGCAGGTCGCAAAGCCAGTTTCTGCGCCCGAATGGAAGGGGTTGTCAAAAACGCCAAAGGCGATGCAGAACGCGCCAAGGCATCACTTAAACGATGGAAGTGCTGATCATGGCTACAAAACCCGGACTCTATGCCAACATCAACGCCAAACGCGCACGTATCGCCGCTGGCTCTGGTGAAAAGATGCGCAAACCCGGCTCTGCTGGTGCGCCCACCGCCAAGGACTTCAAAGAGTCTGCCAAAACGGCCAAAAAGCCAAGCAAGGGGAAGTGATGCCACTCGTCAAAAGCGCGTCAAAAGAAGCGTTTCGCAAGAACGTCAAGGCCGAAGTTGCCGCTGGAAAGCCTGTAAAACAGGCTGTTGCCATCGCATACAGCGTCAAACGTGAAGCCCAAAAGCCCGCCAAAAAAGGTAAAAAATGACCATTCAAGCCCTCCAAGACTGCCTAATTGTTCGCCCCGACGTGGAGAAACACGAATTGTTTGTCATGCTGCGGGAGAAGAAAACGGGCACTGGTGTTGTTGTGTCTGCTGGACCCGACGCACAGGACGTTAAGGTTGGAAATCGGGTACTATTTGGTGATTCCATCGGTCAGGACTTAAAATGGGAAGGTGAGGACTTGCTGGTCATGCGAGAATCACACACCCTCGGAGTATTTGACGAATGAAAGACACTACCGGAATCGTAGCCGCAGGCAATGTGGCAAACAACGGCCCATACCCGTCAAACGGCGGCTCTGAGGACATTCTTGCCGTTGCCCGTTCGCGCCTGACAATGGCAATTTCGGCCTTTTCGGACACCCGGGAAGACGAACTCGACGACCTGCGCTTCTATGCGGCGTCCCCCGACAACCAGTGGCAGTGGCCTGCTGATGTGCTGCAAACCCGTGGCGCTGTGCAGGGTCAAACCATCAACGCCCGCCCCTGCCTGACCATCAACAAGCTGCCGCAGCACGTTCACCAAGTGACGAACGAGCAGCGCATGAACCGCCCCGGCATCAAAGTCATCCCAGCCGATGACGAAGCCGATGTGGACATGGCCGAGGTGTTCAACGGCGTCATTCGCCACATCGAATACATCAGCGACGCTGACGTGGCCTACGACACCGCTTGTGAAAACCAAGTTGCGTTTGGTGAAGGCTACATCCGTTTGCTCACCGAGTATTGCGACGAAGACACGTTCGACCAAGACATCAAGATTGCCCGTATCCGCAACAGTTTTAGCGTCTACATGGACCCCATGATTCAAGACCCCACCGGTGCAGATGCCCGCTGGTGTTTTGTCACGGAAGACCTGACAAAGGCTGAATACGAGCGCATGTACCCCAACGCAGCGCCGATCACCACATTAATGAGCCTTGGCGTGGGTGACCAGTCGATCTCGCAGTGGATCAATGAAAACACGATTCGCATCGCTGAGTATTTCTACATCGAATACGAAAAGCACACGCTCAACTTGTACCCTGGTAACCAGACAGCGTTCAGCGGCACCGCCGAGGACAAGTCGTTGCGCATGATGTTTGGCAAACCCCTGCGTTCACGTGAAGCTGACCGTAAAAAGGTCAAGTGGTGCAAGATCAACGGCTACGAGATCCTGGAAGAGCGCGAGTGGGCCGGTTCCTACATCCCCGTGGTGCGCGTGGTCGGCAACGAATTCGAAGTCGATGGTCGCATGTACGTCAGCGGTCTGGTGCGCAACGCCAAAGACGCCCAGCGTATGTACAACTACTGGGTTTCGCAAGAAGCCGAGATGCTGGCCTTGGCTCCCAAAGCCCCATTCATTGGCTACGGTGGTCAGTTTGAAGGCTACGAGCAGCAGTGGAAGACGGCCAACACGAACAACTGGCCCTACTTGGAAGTCAACCCCGACGTGACCGATGGTCAGGGTCAAGTGCTGCCTTTGCCTGCCCGCGCCCAGCCCCCAATGGCCTCCAGCGGCCTGTTGCAAGCCAAAGCGGGTGCCGCAGAAGACATCAAGTCGGCCACCGGTCAGTACAACGCTTCGCTGGGCATGACCAGTAACGAGCGTTCCGGCAAAGCCATCTTGGCCCGCCAGCGTGAAGGCGATGTTGGCACCTACCATTACGTTGACAACTTGGCTCGTGCGATCCGTCACATTGGTCGCCAGCTTGTCGATCTGATCCCCAAGATTTACGACACCGAGCGTATTGCCCGCATCATTGGTGAAGACGGCGAACCCGCAACCGTCAAAATGAACCCAATGCAGCAAGAGCCGGTCAAACGCATCGTGGACCAAGAGGGTACGCTGATCGAGAAAATATACAACCCCAATGTGGGCAAGTACGACGTTCGCGTGATCACCGGTCCCGGCTACGCCACCAAGCGTCAGGAAGCCTTGGAGAGCATGGCGCAGTTGTTGCAGGGCAACCCACAGTTGTGGCAAGTTGCTGGCGACTTGTTCGTCAAGAACATGGACTGGCCCGGTGCTCAAGACCTCGCCAAACGTTTCAAGAAGACCATCGACCCCAAAGTCTTGGCCGACGACGACGATCCAGCACTGGCCGCTGCAAATCAGCAAATGGAAGCAATGGCTGCTGAGATGCAGAACATGTTCCAGATGTTGCAAAACGTCCAGCAGTCGATGGAAGCCAAAGAACTGGCAATCAAAGAGTTTGATGCCCAGGTCAAGGCATATGCTGCTGAGACACAGCGCATCAGCGCGGTGCAAGCTGGCATGTCGCCCGAGCAGATTCAAGACATCGTGATGGGCACCATCGCTGCCGCTATGGACACGGGTGATTTGGTGACAGGATCACCTCAAATGCCTCAAATGCCAATTGAGCAACCCCAAATGCCAATGGAACAAATGCCCCAAGGAGGTGTGCAATGACCTGTGAAGCCTTCATGGGCCACTTGTTTTTGGCACGGGATGTCACCCATTCCGTGCATTTGAACACCCGGTCGTACGCCAAACACAAAGCGCTTGGTCACTTTTACGAAGATCTGATCGAGTTGGCCGACAAGTTTGCCGAGGCGTACCAAGGCCGCAAAGGCTTGATTGGTCCTATCATGTTGCAGTCTGCAAAAAAGACTAGCAATGTGGTCGAGTTTCTCGAACAGTCCCTCAAAGACATTGAAGACACTCGCTACAAGGTCGTGGACAAAACCGACACCCCTATTCAGAACATCATTGACGAAATCGTTGCGTTGTATCTGAGCACCCTGTACAAACTCAAATTCCTCGCATAAGGAGAAACCATGTCTTCCAATTACGATCAAATCACCGCAACAACGCAGATCAAAGTGATGCCCGCAAAGCTCAAAGGCATTTTTGTCAGCGCTGCGTCAAGCACCCCAACCATCACGGTGTACGACTCTGCTGTGTCGAGCACCAGTGACCCGGTGGTCATCGCCACGTTCACGCCTGTGGCTGCCACACACTACAATTTTTTTGACGGCATCTTTACCAACAAAGGTTTGTATGTTGTTATTTCTGGCACTGTTTCTTGCACTATTGCATTTGAATAAAATTCAGGTGTAAGATAACCACTGTACCGGCCCAGTTGACCGGGGAATCGAAAGGTTCATTTTCAATGACTGATGAAGTCCAAAACTTAGCGGAAGTAGACTCCGCGCAAGCCCCCGAGGTGACGGCCACCACGGACCAGGTTCAAAATGCGCCGGAAGTCGCCGAAAATCAAACCGAGCAAGTCGAAGAGAAGAAATTCACGCAGGCTGAACTCGATGCAATGATCGGCAAGCGCCTCGCAAGAGAACAGCGCAAATGGGAACGTGAACAGCAGGCAAAGCAGGCACCCGTGCCAGCAGTGCCTACGGAGATTCCGACTGCTGACCAATTTGAAAGCCCCCAGGCATATGCGGAGTTCATTCGCGCCGAGGCTGAAAAGCTGGTTGAGCACCGGGAAATTCAAAAACAGCGTGTTGAGATTGAAGAAGCCTACGCAGAGCGTGAGGAAGAGGCCCGGTCAAAGTACGACGATTTCGACCAAGTTGCCTACAACCCGAGCCTACGAGTCACCGACGTGATGGCAGAAACAATCAAGGCATCTGACCTTGGACCCGATCTGGCCTACTGGCTAGGTAGTAACCCCAAGGAAGCTGATCGCATTTCTCGTCTGTCGCCGTTGTTGCAAGCGCGCGAAATTGGAAAGATCGAAGCCAAAATTGGTTCCGAACCTGTCCAAAAGAAAACATCGTCTGCGCCTGACCCAATTCGTCCGGTCAGCGCCCGTGCTGTCAACCCCGGTGTCACTGACACCACCGACCCTCGTGCTGTAAAAACCATGAGTACCTCGGAATGGATTGCTGCCGAGCGCCAACGACAAATTGAAAAGGCAAGGGCACTCAAAAACCGCTAAATTAGGAAATCATCATGGCAAACAGCCTTTTAACCATTGACATGATCACCCGCAAGTCTCTCGAAATCCTTGAGAACAACCTGGTGATCACCCGCAACGTGAACCGTCAGTACGACGACAGCTTCGCTGTCGAAGGTGCCAAGATTGGTTCGACCCTGCGTATCCGCTTGCCCGACCGCGCTCTGGTGACCGACGGTGCCGCCTTGACCGCTCAAGACGACAACGAACAGTACACCACCCTGACTGTTTCCAGCCAGAAGCACATCGGTGTTCAGTTCACTTCTGCTGAATTGACCATGCAATTGGACGATTTTGCAGAGCGTGTGTTGAAGCCACGTATCAGCCAGTTGGCCTCTTCGGTTGACGCTGATGTTGCAAACGCATTCAAGACCATCGGCAACTCGGTTGGTACCCCCGGCACCACCCCCGCTACCGCTTTGGTTCTGTTGCAAGCCCAGCAAAAGCTCAACGAGAACGCCGCCACCATGTCGCCTCGCTACGCTACCGTGAACCCTGCCGCTAACGCTGCATTGGTCAACGGTCTGTCTGGTTTCTTCAACCCCACCGACGTGATCTCCCGCCAGTTCAAGAACGGCATGATGGGTGAGAACGTGTTGGGCTACGAAGAAGTCAACATGAGCCAGTCGATCAAGTCGTTCACCTGCGGTACTCGTGACGCCACCGGCGGTACGTTGTCCGCTGCTGTGTCCACTCAGGGTGCTACTACCATCGCCATCACCGGTGCTGGTAACGACGACACCATCAAGGCTGGTGACGTGTTCACCGTGGCTGGCTGCTACGCTGTCAACCCACAAACCCGTGAGTCCACCGGTTCGCTGTTCCAGTTCGTGGCTTTGGCCGACGTGACTTTGAACGGTTCCGGCGCTGGCAACATCACCGTGGCTCCTATCTACACCGCCGCAAACGCTCTGGCTACCGTGGACTCGTTCCCCGCATCCGGCGCTGCTGTGACGTTCGTGGGTGCCTCTGGTGGTCAGTACGCTCAGAACATGGTCTACCACAAAGACGCGATTGCTTTTGCAACCGCCGACTTGTTGTTGCCAGGTGGTGTGGACATGGCCGCTCGTGCCGTTCACAACGGTATCAGCTTGCGCGTTGTTCGTCAGTACGACATCAACAACGACCGCATGCCTTGCCGTGTTGACGTGCTGTACGGCTACAACACGATCCGTCCGCAAATGGCAGCCCGTATTTGGGGTTGATCGTTAAGTGACGCAAAAGACCCCCGCCTAAAACGGGGGTCTTTTTTTCAACGGAAGGAAATCAAATGAACGTGGTAATGACTCACCCTCTGCACGGCGCAAAGATCGCCATCAACGAAATTGAAGCAGAACAGGATGAAAAAAACGGTTGGGTACGATATACTCCAAGCACGCCTGTCGAGGTGGCACCCGAGCCAGTGACTGATGCGCCCAAGCGCAAGTACACCCGCAAAGTGACCGATCAACCCGTCGAACAGCCCAACGAAGTCCCACCATTTCTGACTTCGGCAAGCGACGAATCCGAAGGAAAGTAATATGGCAACCGCTGGCGACCAAATCAACCGGGCACTCCGTTTGCTCGGTGTTCTTGCTGAGAACGAAACTCCGTCAGCGGCAACCAGTCAAGATGCGCTGACTGCGCTCAACCAGATGATTGACTCGTGGAACACCGAGCGGTTATCTGTTTTTTGCACCGAGGACCAAACATTCACATGGCCTGCTGGTGAAATCAAACAAACCCTCGGGCCATCTGGTGATTTTGTAGGCAACCGCCCCATTCAGCTTGATGACGCCACGTATTTCAAAGCCCCCAGCGGTGTGTCTTACGGTGTCAAGTTCATCAACCAAGACCAGTACAACGGCATTGCGGTCAAGACATCCACATCGACCTTTCCACAGGTGATCTTTGTCAACAACACGTTCCCCAACGTGGAAATGTTCATTTACCCAAAACCTACACAGGCGCTGGAATGGCATTTCATTTCGGTCAAACAGTTGACCCAACCGGCTGCTTTGACGACCGAGTTGCACTTTCCGCCCGGGTACATGCGGGCATTTGCTTACAACTTGGCAATGGAAATTGCGCCCGAGTTTGGCATTGAGCCATCCATGCAAGTGTCGCGTATTGCCATGACCAGCAAACGCAACTTGAAACGCATCAACAACCCATATGATGTGATGACTATGCCATATGCGATTGTGGCAAGTCGTCAGCGGTTCAACATCTACGCCGGGAACTTCTGATGGACTCCCCGATCCTTGGTTCAAGCTATGTGGCCCGCAGCGTCAACGCTGCCGACAACCGCATGGTCAACATGTACCCGGAAATTGTACCCGAGGGTGGAAAAAGTGCGGCTTTTTTGTCACGCTGTCCAGGTCTGCGCCGACTGATTGCCGCAGGCAATGGTCCAATTCGTGGCCTATGGGTGCTTAAAGAATACCTGTACGCTGTCTCTGGTGACACGTTTTACCGGCTTAATTTGATCGACGGTACCAGCCGCTGGCGCGTCAAACCTCTGGGTACCGTGACGGGCACTGGCCCCGTGTCCATGTCGGACAACGGCACCCAGATTTTCATTGCTTGCAACCCCGATGGGTTCATCTACAACGAAGCCACCGAGGTGTTTGCCCAGATCACCGACCCAGATTTCCCCGGTGCGGTCAAGGTATCGTACCTCGACGGCTACTTTGTGTTCAACGAACCCAACAGCGCACGGGTGTGGGTAACGTCGTTGCTCGACGGTTTGTCAGTCGATCCGCTTGACTTTGCCAGCGCCGAGGGCGACCCGGACGGCTTGGTGTCGTTGATTGTTGACCACCGCGAGGCGTGGCTGTTTGGTTCCAACTCGGTCGAGGTTTGGTACAACGCTGGCTTGCCTGACTTCCCGTTACAGCGCATCCAAGGCGCTTTTAACGAAATTGGATGTGAAGCCCCATACTCGGTCGCCAAACTCGACAACGGCCTGTTTTGGCTGGGTTCTGACGCCCGTGGGCGCGGTATTGTCTACCGCGCCAATGGTTACACCGGCCAACGCATTTCCACCCACGCTGTTGAGTGGCAAATCCAGCAATACACCGACATGTCGGATGCGATTGGTTACACGTACCAGCAAGACGGTCATGCGTTTTATGTGCTCATTTTCCCCAGTGCGCAGACCACTTGGGTCTATGACGTGGCAACGGGTGCATGGCATGAGCGGGCCGGTTGGTCCAACGGTGAGTTTGTGCGGCACCGTTCCAACTGCCAAGCCGTTTACGGCAACAACATTGTTGTGGGCGACTTTGAGAACGGTAACATCTACGCCTTTGACCTCAACGAATACGCGGACAATGGTCAGGTTCAAAAATGGCTACGGTCGTGGAGAGCGTTGCCAACCGGTGCAAATAACCTCAAAAGAACCGCCCAACACAGTCTACAAATCGACTGTGAATCCGGCGTTGGCACCAACACGGGTCAAGGTAGCAATCCTCAAATGATGCTGCGCTGGTCTGACGATGGTGGTCACACGTGGTCCAACGAACACTGGGCACCTGTGGGCAAGATTGGTGAATACTACCGTCGGGTCATTTGGCGGCGCTTGGGTATGACACTCAAGCTGCGAGATCGCGTGTACGAGATTTCAGGCACTGATCCGGTCAAACTCGCTATCATGGGTGCTGATTTGCACGTGACGCCGACCAATGCCTAACGATCCAAACATCACCAATATCCCATCCAATCGTGTCGAGATCATTGATCAACGCACGGGAATGGTGTCGCGTGAGTGGTATCGGTTTTTCCTGAACTTGTTCACCCTTGCGGGTGG